CCCGGCTTTGGCATTGCCGGAGTTCAGGATTTCGTCTTGCGATTCACGCCAGCGGGCAAGGCAACGTTCGATGCGCTTGCACCCGATTAGAGCCGGATCCAATCCGGCTTCACGGAACATGCGCACGGGTGAGGCACCTTCGTTGTAGTGGACTACACAGTAACGCTTGAAATCATCGGTATAGGTGATGCGCTTCGCCGTGGCTTCCGCCACTGCCGACAACGACTTCAGATACTTGATCTCCTCGGGGCTAAAAGTCCCTCCACCACTGGTCATCCTCATCCCTTACACTCGTTGGAAGGCTCATTGCACACCCCCTTGATTATGGGGTGAATGCCATAGTTCGGGATAGTAATACTTATAATTCGGACATGCCTAACCCCTAGTAGGGTCGTTTTTATCCCCGTTTAAGTGGAGCCTGAGTAGTGGCTGGACGGCAACTGAACGATAATCGGCCCACGAATGGGGTATACAGGCCCATCCTTCACCTCCCCTACGATTGTGTTCGCTTGGCGATTGTTACCGAGCCTGCGTGAAACGTTTGTTGTGGTGAAACACAAGTTATTTTCGATGCCCGGCCCCATTACATTCAAATCAAAATGCCATACATTGCCCATAAGATTCGGAGATGGTCCACAAGTCATCCGTCTGAGATGCCGCCAATATGACAAATGGCCGATCTGAATAATCAGATCGGCCATTGTTATAGCTGCTCAGTTATAAGCAGCAGTCAAGCTCACGCGTTGAGAGCGCGCTTGGTGGAACGGGACTTGACGAACACGGTCACCGCGGCACCCGCGATCAGCAGACCGATCACGGAGAACAGCATGGTTCCGGCGGCACCGGTGAGCGGCAGCTGGGTGATGTTCTTGACGTTGGTGACCTGGAAGGTGCCCTTGTTGTCCTTGGACAGGTTCCAGGCATCCTTACCAGCGAAGGTGGCAGCAGCATCTGCGGTTGCACCGGTAGTGATCGTGAACTTGCCAACGAAGGTGCCGTTGTAGCCAGTCGGGACCTTCGTCTCAATCACGGTGTAGGTGGTGTTGAGCTTAAGACCGTTCAGAGTGTACTTACCCTCAGCGTTGGATTGCAGTGTGTCCGTGGCGCCTTCAGGGTAAGTGCCATCAGCATTGGCGGTCGGCAGAGAATACGCACCGTTAGAGCCATTGAACTTAAGCGGAGTCTTCGCTTTGAGCTCGTCAGCGGAAAGACCGCTAACATCGCCTTCGTACACTTGGAACTCAGCACCAGTCAGAGCAGCAGCGTTCTTGTCGACTTTCTGCCAAGTCACGGCACCAGCCTTGGTGGTTTCTTCCTTGCTGCTCTTCAGGTCGACAACGCCGGCAGCGGCGAGAACGCCAGTGGCGTTGTTCACGGACGGCGCGGCGCCCGTGATAGCAGTGCCAGCGAGAATCGGAGCATTGCCATTCCACACGAGCTTGTGAGTGTCATTATCTTCGACGACCAGCTTTCCACTCTGGTCGACAATCAAGTACAGACCACCCTCAGCGAAGGTGAAGGTCTGGGTCTTGCCACCGTTAGAAGCCGTCGGGGTAATGTCCGTGACAGCCAGATCCTTAAGCGCGTTCACAAAAGCGGTGGTCTGCGCGGCGGTCAGGGTAGTGTTGCCCAGCCAGGCCCACTCGTTCAGGGAATCACCCTTGGTCTGGTCGTTGTAACCAGCAGCAGCGAAAGCAGCATCCACTGCCTCACCGGAGACCAAACCCTCCAGCTCAACGCCAGTGTTGCCATCAGACACATACTTGGCGAGCTCAACGTACTTGAACATGCGCAGGTTAGCCTGCAGGTCAGCGGTGTCAACCGGCTTGGTGTAGAACTGGTTTGCATCCGTGGCGTTGACTGTGATAGTCGTGCTGGAGATGTTGGCCTCAGCCGCGTTGGCGGTGGTGGCGCCGAAGGCCATGCCACCGAGCAGGGTGGCCGCAGCAGCGACACCCGCGAAAAGCTTCCTCAACTTCATGAGAAACCCTCTCTTCCTTATTGTGATTGATTTTCTTGCAATCGCGGAGGCTGCAGACCCACAGCAGGGCCTCCGTGATCCGCAAATCCTTATTGTTTTTTCGGGGAGGGAAGCCTTCATCGACTCCCCTCAGTCCGCCTTCGGCGGCCAGCTCCCCTCAGCGAGGGAAGCCAAAACCACCTCAAGTTTCTTGAAATCAGACCAGCTGACGCTTACGCCAGACCGTGTAGCCCGCAGCAGCCAGCAGGGCCAGCAGGCCCAGGCCACCGCCGAACACCATCCAGTCACGACCAGTCGTGCCACCGGTCAGCGGCAGACTGGAGATAGCCACATACTTGTTCGTGAACTGTGCCGACTCCGTATTCGTTCGGTCGGAATCGTTCTCGCCGTACTCGTAAGAGACAACGGCATCCGTCCTGGAGACCGTGACCTTGACGGTCACCTTATCGTTGTCATACTTCCAACCGGCAGCAGGCTTTTCGGTGTCCTCCGAAGCCTCGAACGTGTAGACCAAATTGTCAGCACCGGTCGGAACCCTGAACTTCAGGTCCCCATTGCCGAAGCCAACCGTCGCGCTCGCGCCGCTAGCAGTCAATTCGTCCTTGGACACAGTCGTAGTCAGTCCATTGTTGGCCAAGCCGGTAACGTCAGCGCACTTACCAGCATTCGCATCCGTGCTATCCACGCACTTCAGGTTGAAGCCGAAGTCCGAATTAGCAGCATGTCCCTGCACAACCTTCGTCACCTTGACATCCGAAGCGGGCAAGGTCACGTAAGAAGGCGTGTTGGTTACCGTGAAGGCACCGGATTGTGCGGTCAAACCTTGTAGCTTGAGGTCAGTCTTATCAACCTTGGAGTCATAGCCTTCAACCTTGACCTCGGAAACCGAGTATGTGTGCCCCTCAGGGCCGGCAGGCACCGTGAACTCGTGAGTCCAGTTGCCGGCGGCATTCAGAGTTGCCGAACCGTTGGCATAATCCTTGCCGTCCTGCTTGAGCTGGACCTGCACGGAATCATTCTCGTGATTCGCGTTGCCGTCGGACCAAGTCTTCGTCACCGTAATCTTGGAGACCGGAAGGGTGATGGTCGGCTTCTGCGGGTAGGCGGCGGTCTGCGGATCGCTCGTCGTCGTGCCGCCCTGCGAGGAGGTCACCACGGTCTTGTAGACGACGGTGGCCCTGGAGTTGTCGTTCGTGTAGAAGTTGTTGTCGCCGGAGGCATTGGCATCGTCCTTGTGGTTCTTAACAGCCTCGTCGAACGCAGCCTGCGTCGGCTTGACATTGAAGCTCACCGTGTAGGTGACGCCGGCCTCAAGCGTGTCGCCGCTGGACGTGACCGGCCAAGACACGGTGCCATCATCCGCAACCCTCGCCTTCGGGGCGCCAGCCCACGCCGTGGTCTGGCCGTTCTGGGTCTTCGTGTACGTGAAGCCCGCGGGCTCTCCATTCACGGAGGCGGCGTCGGAGCTCACGACCCAGCTGGACAGCTTGTCGTGAATCGTCACGTCGGCGTACTCAGCCGTCTTGGTGATCTCCTGATAAATGGACTCGAAGATGTTGTTCAGCTGGTCGGCATCCGTGGCGGCCTTGTAGTAGCTGCTGTTCTCGGCGCGGTCACCGAGGTTCAGGTTGTTCCACGAAGCGTGTCCCCACCAATCCTCCGTTGCAGTGGCATTCGGGTAGTTGCTGGAGATGCCGTGCATGTACTTGTTCAGGTCGCTCGTGGTGTCGCCGGGGTTGGCGCCGCTGACGACGCCGATCGAGTAGATGGTCGTGCCGGCGTCCTTCAGGCTCTTCGCCTTGTTCACCGCGGTGGCGGCGACGTCGAGGTCAAACCCTCTGCCGTGGTTCGGCTCGCCGTCGGTGAAGAAGATGACGACCTTCTTCGCGTTGGCGCGAGGCTGATACTTCAGCGCCTCCTGGGCGCGGTCGAAGGCGTAGTCGGCGGAGGTCGCGCCGGACGCACGCAGGCCCTTAACCGTGTTCGTCAGGCCGGAGACTTCATCCGTCAGGTTGCTGACAATCTGCGTGTAGTTGTAACCCTGCCAATCGGTATCATTGCCGACCTCAGGCGACTCTTCCCCGGCGAACTTCACCAGGGCGATGCGGTTCCGCTGGCTCTGGTCGGTAATCTTCGCGTTCTCTGCAGCCGTCGCATTGATGAATTTATTGACCGCGGTCTTGAGCGAGTCAATCTTCGTAGGCTGGTTCCAACCGCTAGCGATCTTTCCGGCCATCGAACCGGACACATCCAACACCAGCACGATGTCGAGTGGCTGGTTCGTCACGATCTCGCCCGTACCCGCGCTCTTCGCACCGGTGACGTTCAACGCCACCGTGTACGTGCCGTCTTCATTGGCGGTAACGGTCTTCTTGCGGGCCGGAGCAGACAACGTCGGATCATCCGGCACGCCGTTTGTTCCCTCGGTGGAAAGAGGAGCAGGCGCGCTGGCGGCCGCCTTCTCATCGGTGGTCTGCGATTGTGTCGTGGAGGCATTCCCATCGTCCGCCATGGCGGTTGCGCTCACACCGGCGACGCCACCGAGCATCGCCACGGCGGCAACGATCGCCACTAACCGTTTGCCTTTCCTGCCCGCCGCGGCCCCTACCGCTGCGAACCATTCTGCAATTCTCTTCATAACCTTGCCTGTCTCTTACGATCACGTACGCCAAAACCCGGCGTTACGCTTATAAGGCGTTACGGTATTAAGCAAAAAGCACGAATGCGTACACCCGGGTAGAGGGAATTTTTTACCCGACATTGAAAAGAACCTTGGAATTTTTGAAAAGTGGCACCCTCGTCATCCACCCTGCGATAACGCACTTTTCTTCTCGACGGGGCGTGCCGGTCCCACCATCTGGGAACTGAGGCGGATTTGCCGCCGCTGCGCGGGGGCCGGAGTTACTGACGACCGTCAGTATGCCACTGCTCCGCATGTGTGCAGTATCACATACCGCTACGCATACACGGAGACATACTACATGCAATTTCTGTGAACGCAAACATACGACTCACCAAGGCCGTGTTCTGTTGCGGGCGGTGGTGTTACGGGCAATGTTGTGGGTAGTACCCTAGCCACAAACCTATATAGTGGAGCGGATGACGGGAATCGAACCCGCGTAATCAGTTTGGAAGACTGATTACGCGAACGCTTCCGCGCCTTGCACCACAGGCTTTGTCGCATATCCCGCCAGTCGAAGTCATGCTATGGTCATGCTACCGGTTTTCTTTTTCCGAATCCCTCATGTGAGGAGTTCTTACGGCCAAGATATCAATAAAACGACGACCTGCAAAATCTGGTTTGATCGATGATACGCGAAATTCGGCCTTGCCCAGTCCACAGACCAGACAAGACCGAATTATTCACGGTACTTTGCAGCCAATCTATCGCCCGAAAATATAGCTCACGCCGCGAGAGTGAACTTGGCTTTGAGTGCGCTGGCTCCGATGACGGCACCGGCGAGTACTCCGAGCGCATTGAGCGTGGTGACGATGGCATCGACGTACGGCAGTCCCCATGCCGGGCCGACCGTGCCCATGAAGAGGGCAAGGGCCGGAAACACGAGTGCGGCAAGCCACTTCAAGATGTCATACAGTTTGTTGGGGATGAGCCATGCGGGGACCGCAGGGTTCACATCTGCCGCTGGGCTCCATGCAGACGTGTCGACTCCTATTGGGTTGGCGATGTTCTTGAGTTCGTTTTCATCGGACATTGTTATTCCTTCTTTTACCGGGAGGGCCGCGATTGGATTCGCGGCCCTGTTGGATCAGTAGTAGATGCGCGTTCCCGCGCGGACCTGGTTGGGATTGCTGATGCCGTTGGCTGCGGCGACCTTGGCGCTGTTGGCGCCGAAATGGTTCCACAGGCAATCACCGGCACCGATCACCACGTAGCGCCCCGCACCGGCGGAGGTGGAGGATGTCGTACCGGTGAGCCGCAATCGCTGGCCGGGGTAGATGACGTAGGGGGCACGCAAACCATTGAGGTTTGCGATGCTTACCCAGTTCACGCCGGTTCCGGCACCGATCAAGGTCAGATAATCGCCTCGTTGCACGGTGTACCAGCTTGCGCTGGTACTTGTACCGCCTCCCGTGCCACGCAAACGCTGGTTGACGATTGCCATGACCTCGCTGTAGCGGTTGCCGAGCAGTTGACGGCGTTGCGGGTCGTTGCTGTAGTCGCCGCGAATCACTGCGGTTGCCAAGGACTGTGCGTCACCGACCGGCGCACCTTGCTGGGGTGTCGGGCTGGGCGTGGCCGGGTTGGCGGAGGTGCCGGGCTGAGAACCCGCGTACTTCGCCCATGTTCCGGCATCGCCATAGAACCAGTTGACGTCGATCCTGGAACCGACGCCAGGCACGTGACCCGAGCTGGAATACTGCCAGGCGGCGGCGAATGGCCAAGGGCTGACGTCGTAGGGCACGGCTCCGGGGTTGCGCAGGGTCTCTCCGGTATATCCACGCGGATATCCGGCAACCCACAAACCGTAGTTGGCGTTGGCCACTGCGGTCCAGTCGGTCATTTTGATGACACTGGCAGACGTGTAGATGAGAGGCTTGACGCCCCATGCGGATTCGACACGCTGCAACCACCTGAGCGCCCACCAGCTCCATGTCACGTAGCTGCCCGATGGCTCCCAGTCCAATACTGGAATCACACCATCGTTGACATAGCCGCGCGTTTGGCCGATAAACCAGTCAGCCTCGGCCTCAGGGCTGTTGCCGAGATCAGGCCGAGCAAAATGGTAGACGCCGCGACGGATGCCGTTGGCCTTGAGCGACTGCATTGTGCAGTCGGCAACCGAATCAGTGTACCCGTTGCCCTCAGTGACTTTCACGAAAGCGAAGTTGACACCGGATGCCTTGGCGGTTGCGGCCTGACTGCTGCCGACACATCCTTGCCATTTGCTCACGTCCATACCGCTGTCGGCGAGCGCGGTGCCCGGCACGAACACCAGGGCGATGGTCGTCAGCAGTGTGGCCAGCATGGTTGCCCATGGTCGGCGGGGACGGGCGTGGCGTGGCTTTCCGCGATTAAATATCATGTGTTCTCCTTTCAGAGATGTTTTGGAGTCTCGCGGGATTGCGGGGCTCACGTTCTGTTGCGCGGCGCGATTGGCGCGGATTGGATGTCGTCGTTGAGGGATGTGCCGTGGCCGTTGCCGCCCAGCGAGTGATAGGAGTCGTAGAGGCGTTGGGAGCGTGATTTGAGGTCCTCGTCCGCCACTCCGTCGTGCTCGATGACCATTTCGCGTCGCAGGTCCTCTAACTGGCACAGCAGGAGCTCGCGCATCCCGTTGATGATCGCTCTGCCCCATCGCCGCATGAGGCCCAGCACGGTGACCGCGCCACCGCATAAGAAGGGCACCAGCCAATCAACGAGTTGTTCGATTAACTGCGACATGCGGGGCTCCTTTATGGTGAGAAAACCCACACGTGATACCGAGCGGATTGGCCGCGAGACGTGTGGTTTTTCGGAGGTCGAAATGTTGTTGCAAGAGTTTTGGGATGACCGGTATGTCGGCTATTGCGAGCGCCTGCGCGAGGTCACGCGCGTTGGCTATGAGTCGGCTTGGCGATGCCATGTGGAGCCGGTGTTCGGCAGCATGGAGTTGGCTGACATCGGCGTGGATGACATCGAGCTGTGGCTGTCAGGGTTCGCGAGTCCAGGTGCGGCCCGCAAGGCTTGGGCGGTGTTGAGGCAGATGCTACGCAAGGCCGCGAAGTGGGGCTACTTAGAGGTCGATGTGACCCGTTTGGAGATTGATCTGCCGGCCAAGCCGCTCCATGTGCCGCGTCTGCTGACCATCGGGCAGACTCGTCGCCAACTACAGGGCTTTTATGGCCATGCGCTTGAGGCTTGGCTGATTGTGGACTCGTGTCTGGCGTTGCGGCCGGAAGAGGGGTACGGAGTCGATTGGGCGGATATCGATATGCGTTCCGGCATCACTCATATCCAGCGTGGAGTGCAATGGGTGGCCGGCCACGAAGTGGTGGTGCCGCCGAAGACTGAACTGTCCGACCGGTTTCTGCCCCTTCCCCGATTCGCCGTCCGGCGATTGCGGGAGATCCGCAACGGCCGGAAGGGCCGTATCATCGGTGACCTGACCCCACCGCAAGCCGCGCGACGCTACGCCTCATGGTGCAAAAAGGAGTCGCTGCCCTACGTGCCGGTGCAGAATCTCCGCCACAGTTGGGCCACCAACGCCCTGGAAGCGGGAGTCAACATCGCGGTGGTCAGCAAGTTCCTTGGTCACACCGACATCAAGACGACCGCCAGATTCTATCTGCGACCGGAAATCGCGTCTCTCAAGGAGGCCCAAAGCATCTGGGAACGCGCGCTGATCGGGCAATAGGATTCCCTAACCCAGCGTTCCACGACATGGCGAGTACCGTACAGCAGCAACAGCGTTTTGCTTACGCGCATCGGTGATATCTGTTTCATGGGCGGCAACGTGAAATTCAACAATAGCGGGCAGAACAATTACACGACGGCTCAGGAGAAGATCCCCGAAGGGTATCGACCCGTCAGCGTCAATACGCCCGTGGCCGTTTTCGGTGGTGAAACGACATTCATCTGTTACGGCGAGGCCAATGGCACCGTCACGATGCTCGGCAACCCGAACAGCGCGTATGCGGGATGCACCGGCGTATGGCGCACCACCGACCCCATGCCCGCGTAGTTTTCCCTAACCCAGCCGCTCCTGTACGCGAAATTCAAGTGGCAGGACACGAAATCATTCCAGCCTGACGCCTACGGCGGCGGCATGCAGATCGTCGTGGACGAGCGTAATCGACTGCTCCACGCGGACTTGAGCGGGTTCAAGAGCACGGTGAACCTGAGCCACGATTACCCGGTGTTCCAATACGCGTCGGGAGTGAAACCGTCCAAGGCGGTGTCTCTCGGCTGCCTGTGGGCTTTGCCAGTCGGCAATTGGGCGAAACAAGCGACTTGGAACGCGAACGGCACCATCATGGTCGTCGGCGGCTTGTCCAACGGAGACCGGTGCATGCACACGCCTCGCACCTTGCCAATCCCCGACGGTGTCACGTTCAGCTAGTGGCGCCATACGGCGATCCATTTGCCGAAGATCGCGGTCTTGCCGCACCACCGCTGATAGCGCGTCGTGTAGAGGCGGAACCGGACTCCGGTGGCGGTCACGTCCCATAGGTGGGCGATGATGCCGTCCTCGTCATTGAACCCGGTGCCGAAAGGGCCGACCGTGTACGAGGCATAGTCCGGAGGCTTGCCGTTCGGAGACTTGACGCCCACCCAGAACGTGCCGTCATCACCGGTCGTTACCGTATGCCCGGCGCACTGGATATGCGGCGCGTACTCCGCCGGGGTTAGGGAAACCCAGACGCCTGATTTTGCCTGGTATTCGTTGCCGTCGAGTAGTCGGCATTTTTGCCCTTCCCATGGCGTCCATGCGTCTTTTTCGGTTTCGCTGCGGAAGAGCAGATCGGCACCGGCTGAGGCAGTGAAGGGGTACATCTGTTCGTAGATGACTCCGGTGGAGGTCATGGAGGTCGCCGTCGATGGGATGGTGACTCGGGCGAGGGCCAGTGCTCCTTCTGGTGTTGCTGGCGTAACGGGATCCACTGCTGGGGTGCCGGTGACGATGATGGCTTCTGGGCCGTCTGTGGGGTCGCTGGCTGGTGAGGCGGTTTCGTTTTGTTTGATGCAGATGAGGTCGATGCGACTGTTGGCGCTGGGGGCGGCGGCGTGTTTGACGCTGATGGTGCCGTCGTTACTGAGCCAGACTGGGCCATATCGGTTGGTGACGGCATCGAAGGCGGCGATGTCGCTGTTCATGCCGTTCCCTGCCGTGACGAGTCCGGTGAGGCTTTTGGCGGTGATGCTGACGCCGGTTTTGATGTTGCCGTTGGCGTCCTGGGCGGTGGTGGCGCGGAGTGCAGCGCGGATGTCGAATTGGTCTGCCGCGTCGCTGACTGCGGGAAATCCGTTACGGAGCGTCATTGTTGGTTCCTTTTCTCTAGTTGTGTGAGGCGTTGTGCCAAATCGTCGATTCGGGTTTCCGCATCCTGGGCGAGGCGGAGGGCGGCGACGCTGAGTGTCTGGTAGTCGATGCCGTCTGGTTCGTCGTTTGCGTCGTAGGTGCAGAACATGCCGAGGCCGTTGGAGTCGAGGTCTTCGGCGATCATGCCGATTCGTGGCATGGCGCTGTCGTTGTTGGCGTTGAGATCCGCGATGTAGCGGAAGATCTGCCATTTGACTTTGCGCAGGGCCTCGATGGGGATGAATTGGTCTGCATCGGTGATATCGGTCTTGACTTTGCGGCTTGATTGCGCGGTGCCGATGGTGCCGTCCGTGAGGATCCATCCGGCTCTCCATTGGCCTTTGGTGAAGAGGTTGTTGTAGCCGTTTGTTGTGCCGGTGCCGCCTCGGCCTGGCGTGAGTGTGCCCCAGTTCCAGTCTTGGAGCTTGCTGTCGATGGTGGCTTTGTCATAGCTGTTTTTGCTGATGCTGTCGGCCACTTGCTGGTCGAGGCTGTCGAACAGTGCGAGGATCTTTTTCACGGTTTGGGTGAATTGTCCGTCCGTGGGTACTCGCAGGTTGCGGATTGACGCTTCGATGCGGTTGATGCGGTCGGCGAATTTGGCGAAATCATCGGTGTAGGTTTTTGGATCACTCATTGAAGGCTCCTGTGGTGATTTCGATTTTGTCGCTGTCGCTTGAGCCGCGAAGGGTCATGATGCGGAGCTTGTGCAGGCCGTCCGGTATGCCGAACTGGTCGTTTCGGATGATGAGCCCGCAGTCGTGGCCGACGTCGTATTCGCCGAGCCGCTGGTCTCGTTGGACGCTGAATTGCCATGTGTTGAGGGGGCGTGTGCTGGTGCGGATGGTTTCGACGGCGTGTGCGAGCGCGGTTTTGGGGTCGGTGACGCTGCTGGACAGGCTTTCGACCTTTTCCAGTAGGGGGAATCCGAGGCCAGTGAAGCTGTGGTCTGTTGCGCGTTCGATGATTGCTTGGTCGCTGGCTGCTCCGCCTGTTTCCCAGACGATGTTGGCGAGGTCGTTGGCGTCTTGGCTGATTGTGAGGTCGCTGACGGTGTTGCCTGGCAGGCTGGTGTCCCAGATGGTGGTGGTGTTGCCGGTGAGTCGGGGCTTGCCGGTTTTGAGGAGCCATTCGTAGCCGAGGCCGTCTGTGGTGAGGCGGGGTTGGAATCGGATGTCGGGCCCGTTTTGGACTTCGGTGAGGTTAATGAGCAGGTCGCCTATGAGTTTGAGCTCTGCTCCTTTGATGTTGCGTTCGTAGGTGCCGGCCATGTCGTCTTCGAAGGTGATGGGCAGGTTGCCGCCGGTCCAGGTGAGTGATTGTTGGATCCATCGTTTGGCGATGGTCTGGTAGCTGGTGTTTTTGATGTTGGTGTCGAATCCGGTGTTGGCGGTGCCGTCGCTGTTGGTGAGCTTGTCCGTGTCTTTCATCAGTGGCAGGAGGGTGCGGTGGTCGAAGTACGACCAGAGGCCTTTGCCTGAGAGTTCGACGGTGCCGGCGTCGCGGTCGTAATGGCGGGTCCAGATGGGGCCGCCGTTGGTGACTCCTTGGTCTTCGATGATGAGCGCGGTGCGACCGGGTATGGAGGCGTTGTAGAGGTCGAGTTTTTGGATTCGTCGGTCGTTGACGCTGACGGTGGCGGTGACGGTTTCGGCTCCGTTGAATTCGCCGGTCCAGTCGGCTTTGAGGTAGGGCAGGTCGAGGATGCGTCGGCCGGTGCGTAGGTCGCATATTCTGACTCTCATCGATTCTCCTTTTTGTTTACCACCATGCGGGGCTTGCGGTCATGGTGAGTGTCGGTGTTCCGGTGACGGTGCCGAGTGGGGTGAATTGGACGGTGCAGGTTTCGCCTGGCGGGCATTGGAACCAGTCGTACTCCGTGAGGAATCCGCTCAGGCTTGACTGGTTGTTGAGCAGCACGGTGCCGTAATACGTTTCGAGGGTGACCGTATCGTCCATGTTGATGGGCCGGCTGATGGTGATGGTTTGGCCGGTTTCGACTCGTTTGAGGGAGAATCCTTGGCTCATGCCGCCTGTCACGACGAGCGTAAGGTAGGTGGTGGCGGTGCCCGTGTTGGTGAACCTGACTCGTCCGTCGGTTCCGGGGGTGCCGAAGTTGACGGGGAATGTCAGGGGAAATCGCAGGCCTCCGCCGTGCGCCGCCATGCCTGTGCTGTTGGTGGATTCGGCGCCGTAGGCGCGTGGGTCTATGGCGGTCATGTCGATTGTGATGTCGGAGAGCCGGCTTCGTCCTCGATGCGATGGCACCGTGATCTCGATGTTGGTCATGTCTCGGTGGGTTTCGCCGGCAGCGCCCCTGAAGGTGGCCCTTA